GTAACATCCGGTCTTCTTACTAGTCGCGTGCGCGGGTTCGAACAGATCATTGACGAATTTCCTTCTTCGAAGGAAAAAGTTAATGAAGTCGAACATACGGTTCAGAAAGCTGAGTTCGCTCTCATCGATTCTTTCGATGAGACGAGCTCGACTAATGACCGTTACGTTACTACTGGGCCTGAAGCCCATTGGTATTCGTGGGGTTTCCCGTATGGAGAGATTACTCACTCCATGCTGGATGTGAATTGGGGACCCGATCAGGATACCCTGGCTCGAAGGGCACTACATTCGTTTCACAATGAGAATAAAGTAGATAATCTACTGAATCTCATTGAGTTACCGAAATTCGTGCCAACTATTCGGTCCATGGCTTCATTCCTAAAACAGTCCGCTAACCTTCGTCACCTGTACACCCCTAAATCAAGGGTGAGCAAGCGCGAGAGAAAGCGGGTTGTTAGGGAATTCGGCCAAGGAGTTGCGAATACGCACCTAGGTTATTCGTTCGGATTAGCACCACTCGTTTCTGACATGATAACTATGACGAGAGATGTGGCGAAAATTAAACGCCACTACATCTCGGCATGGAAGGAACGTCAGGATGAGATAACCGTCAGGTCCAAGTACGTTGGGAAACTTACTTGTAATCCTGCCGGTACTGGTTATTCGGCGACCCCAACAGTGTTAAGCGGTAACTGGTGGACAACGCTTGGTCCTTATATAAACCAAGCGCCCACTAGTATCGTCACACTCAGAGGTCGTCGTGATAGGCCGAAGTTCTATTCACCTACTCTTAATAAAGTAGATGAATTCCTTCGTACCTATCTGTCAGCCGGGCCAGCTAGTGCTCTTTGGGAGCACCTACCATATTCATTTGTGGTAGACTGGTTCGTAGATGTAACCGGAGTTGTGGACAAGCTTAATGAATCCCTCACGGGACTCAGTTCGCAGGTCCATTCGTTATGTTACAGTCGTAAGTACGACTGTGAAGTATGGGTCCAAAAGATCCCTACTGTGAGTTGGACTTCATCGTCCGACTACTCCATAACAGTAAATAATACACTTAAGTATTACCACCGGAAATCTATTGCTATACCGACCTTAGTCGGTAGCAATAGTAGGTTTGGAAAGAGGCAACTTGCACTTAGTGCTTCGTTGCTCCACAACATCGTGGCGAACCTCCGAGGCTCCCGCAAAACGCGGTAAAGCCTCATCGTTAGATAAACAACACATCCAAAAACATGAATGCATCGTTGACCCTCAACACGCTGACGTTTAACCAGACTCGTTCGGGCGATAGCGGAAGTGAACGGCGCGAGGTCTCTCGGGGAGTTAATCTCCCTGAGGTTCTCTCGATCCGCCACTCCGACTACGTCGACGGGGCCTCTAAGGTCCCCGGCGTACGCTCGAACATCAAGCTGGAACGTTATATGGCGCTCACGGACGGACGAATTGTTCCGATCGTGGGGTCTCTAACTATCGCTGTTCCAAGTGATGTGAATATTGCCTCTGCGGACGTGACAGCTGTCACGACCCGCTTAGTCAATCTCATTCACGGGACGACCAATACTTCGGGCCTCGATTTGGCCTCCAGTATCTTCGTGAGCAAAGAGCAATAAGCTCTGTGCCCACTTAATACTAATTAAGGAGGTTATCGTGTACCAGTATGGAAGTCTAAAGCCGGGATTTATCCCGCAAACCGTGAGTGCCGGAAGCGTCGCTCTTACAGCTCAAATACAAGGCTGGAGCCCTACTCAGGGCTTCATTCGTGTATACAAAGCTAGTGGCGGCACCTCCATAGACGGTGTCAGTTTTGTTGCCAGTTCCCAACACGCGGTTTCACCGCGTGGTGTGAGTGGCAGCATCCGATCCGTCGACAAGTAACATCACCCAAAACCCGCCCCTCAGAGGGGCTAAGCAGATAGGTAAAGATCAAGCATCATGAACATACATAGTATATTCAAACGCCTGTTAGCGGACGTCTCAAATCAGACGGGTGTCTTTGTTGACTCCCCTGATGATCTTGAGGCGCAGTGGCTTCTTTGCGAAGCCCCTGCTTTGAACAAGGAAATGCTCTATTGGCTCGAGCAATATGGAGATCTACTACCCCTTAAAAAGGTAGAAGATCTGGGGAGTTTAAGTGCTCCCAAGTTTCCGGAGTGGCTTTCGCCGCTCTGGGAACATTTCGTCATCACTGACGACCCCAAAATGCTCGGTGCTATAGTGCAGATCCTTGTTTTCTGCTACAAGATCGAGTATGAACCAACACAAGAACAAATCGAAAAAGCTCGAGAGAGCTATCGACAAAACGAGGCGGATCTTAAGATTTGGCGTCAGGGCACTTGCCTTGATTCCAGTGTCTTCTTCCGTCGCGCGCGTGATATCGTTGGTCGAGCTATTGCTCGATGCGACTGGTATTCAGTCGTCCCGTCGCACGGGCCGGGGGCGGTCTATGACCGCTCAAAGCCCTACAGCAAAGGACGATTCGAAACCGACTACACCCCCCTAACGGAAATGTTTCCCATGGACCGATTCTTTTGCGCCCTACCAAACTTTTGGTTGGACGTATTCGAGCCGGAGCATGAGTTCATGAGCGTTAGCAAGGAGCGAATTATCGCTCGCTTGAGTTATGTCCCAAAGGATTCCCGCGGGCCACGCAGTATATGCGTGCACCCTAAGGAAGCTATTTGGGTACAACAGGGATGTAGACGAGAGTTAGAACATGCCATTTCACATTCGCAATTCCGCAGGAGTTTAAACCTGCGGGACCAGAGTGTGAATCAGCAGTTCGCTCTTGAGGGCTCCAGAGATCGGCGTCTTGCGACGCTAGACCTCACCGATGCGTCTGACCGCTTGCATAAGGATCTAGTGACATACCTCTTCGGAGATTATGCCGCTAGGTTCATAAATGCAAGTAGGGCAACGCACGTGGAACTCTCGGATCACGAGTGTATCGCGCTAGAAAAATGGGCACCGATGGG